CGTCATCTTCATCGTCGACGACAAAATCTTTCAAATTTCCATTCTCGTCTGTATCCTCGGCGTCGTCATAATCACTCTCATCGTCTGAATAGTATTCATCATCGGTTTCTATGTCACTCCCATCATCTTCCGTGTCGTACTCATCATCGCCGTAATCATCTTCAACCTTTTCTTTGGGAGTGTATATTTCAGGCTTCTTAATAACACGACCAGATCTGGAAATCATCGTTCTACTATAGTCTATTGTTTAAGTATTTCGGGTGGAACGCGGTGTTTTTGTTGATTGCGGTGTTCATAATCTCTTTTTCACCGAAATAACCGACTATTTTAGCTAGTTCGCTGATTTCTTCCTGGAATTCTGTCATGAGACCGATGTTTTCAAGATGTTCTAACGCTTTATAAAGAAACTGTGTGGCGAGTTCCACGTCGTGAATCCATTCTTTGAACATGTTAAAGTTTGTGACAAATCCATAAAAATTCTCTTTATCTAGGCCTGAGTATTGGTGTGCCTTTTTAAGAAGATCATCAAGTTTATCAACTTGTATATCCTTCTGTGTCAGCATTCTTGTAAGATATGCAGCTGCTGCAAACAATACGACCGACATCTTATTTTTTAGTCGGAAATAAAATTTCCCTTGTTTTTGTGTTGAGTATATTCTTCCTGTGAGTTTGATCTTTACAATCTGGACATTTCAATTCTATGCCTGACTTGTCAATGATAAACTGACAAGTAGTCCTGTGTCCATAGTCACACTCTGTCATTTCAGCGTCGGCTATATACTTTGTCTTGTTCTTTGTAATCTTGATAATTTTTGCCGGGCATATACATTTATTGATGTATGCATTAAGAGTTTCGACAGCTTTGTCTGTTTCAACTGGAGCTTTCTGTGGTGGTGTTTTAGGTCTGACTGGAGGTTTTACATCTGGATACAACTTGGAAACGATCGTATCGTTTAACATGTGTTCGCGTCCCCTGAAGTCTGCACAAAACCCATGGAATCGCCCCCTGATGGTTTCACATCTACAAAAACATTTCTGAGTGATGGTCTTACCGATCAAGTGAAACCAGATATGATTTGAGTTGTGCGATCTTCTAAGATTTTCACAATACTTTGAAGTTGTGGATACTAAGAATTGATTTTTATGATGAAACATTTTCGTAATCCTCGCATCTTCTTGACCTTCCATGTTTTGACGAATAAATGTTTCCAAGTAGGCCCGAGCTTCGTCATCCATAAACTCATCTTTCATTTGAGCTTCGGTAAACGACCCTTCGTTCTTCTTGTTACCATCGATCGCTGGAACAGTTGTAACTTCTGTCACGTCTGTCCGAACAATGGAGTCTTTTAGAATATCAACCGATGGATCTTGTGACAGTGTATCCATACGACACATGACATGTCCATATACATATTTGAAGATTGGAAGATACGGGGGTTCGGTAATCTTTCCGGTATTGTCACACTCCGAACATCCTTGTCCCTGACATGCGATATGCTTTCCCTTCTTGTATGACCATGGCATCCGAAACCCACTCCCGGCTGTTCGTTTTTTTGTGTCACCGTAGACAGAATTATCAATAATTTGATTCCAATTTTTATTTTTGAACACCGAAATCAGAGTCGCGATGACGTGATCTCTAAGGTTGTTGGCACCTTCTTGATCGACAACAAAATTTGACCAGTTTAAATGAACACCTGTTTTGATGAGTCCGTCATCGACTTCTTTGGGTTTTGAAACGCATATGAGACAATCACGACCACCATACATTTTTACTTTGTCACAAATGATCCGACACAATTTTTGAAGATAGTCGAGTTGCATGGCATCTTCATCTTTGTAATCAATATCTAAGAAGAAGTTGTACGTCGGCGTTTTTTGTTCCACGAGATACAACTTTTCCTTTTTCGTCACAGCCTTGATGTACTCGTCACAAAATTCACCGACCCGGTCATGTGGGATGTAAAGCGAACCACCATTCATGAGAACGTGTGAGCGGTTCTGCTTTTCACCCTTTGTGAATTTGTTTTTAGAACACCATGCCTTAAACATACTTACCATTTTAGAGAGTCATTCTTTTAATCATCTTGATGGGAGTCATATGTTATCGACCGCATACAAGACACATCGTGATGCTCTTTTCTTTCTGAAGCTAATTCCTTTTTAATAACAAGAAGCTCGTAGACTGTCTTAGTCTTTACATTCTCAATGTATTGTTCTGCTCTACGTTCACTGTAAGCCTTGTTATCAACAAGAAGATCTCTGATTTGTTTTAAGATGTAAGTCTTTGACTTCATTCTATTTTATAGAAAATGTTTTTCTATTAAGCGAAGTGACACACGAATAAAATTCTGGATTTTGTATTACATTTTTTATTATGAGGTCCCACCTCTTTCTAACATTAAACTCTTCGAGAGTATCGAAGCTCATGAAGTCATTCTCATCGAATGTCTTCTTTATTGGTTCCTTGTTAATCTTTTTCAAATTGGTTTTCATTTTTTCATCATTGAATTTTTTAATCATATCCAATTGCTCAGGTCTTTTGTAATTTACAAAAAAGACAAACACGTTGTATACCAAATCGGTCGTTGCATTTTCTTTAACTGTAAAATTAAATTCCGTATATTCTCCTTTTTTAAGAGCCACAACACCACGGGTCTCTTCTTCTAACTCTCTGAGGGCACATCGTAAAGGATTGAAAATTTCTCGACGTCTACATCCACCTGTGACAAAAATCCAATCCTTAAATCTCCGATCTCTCACCGTGAGAAATCGGGGCCGGTCACCCTCAAACGTGACTGGGATCGCTATTGCTTTGTATTTTTTCATTGCTCATTTAGCAAGTTATAATAAGTGGATATGTTTATTCTTCCTTTTTCTCCTCAGTGGGCGGCGCAACTTCTTGCTTCGGCTGAGGAGTTTCCGGTTCGACGTGTTCGATCGTAAGGTTCTTCATCAAATTCAAAGAAAACGTTTTGACGGCATTCACGTCTTCCTTGGTACGTCGCATGTCGTTAAACATGTAGGCGACGACACCGAGACAAACGATAAGGCCTACAATCATCATGGTTTCGCGGTCAAAAGAAAGCATCTTTATGTGTAATTATAGATCAAAACTTTTAAGCAGAAATAATTGCACCCATTTTGGTCTTACCCTTTTCTGGACAGGCGTGCTCAGCTTCAATAAATTGAAGTCTTTGGTAACGCTCGGCTTCACACTGAGCTTCTCTGGAAGGCACCTGGACAATCTTTTCGAGTGTCCTGGACTTTGGATTGTAGGTCAAGACAAAGACAGCTCCAATTAAAAAGACAATCAACCAGAAGTTCATTTTTACTAGTAGTCAACATAATATAATGATTGGTCAGACATTGTATTATGTTTTAATGACGTATATTTAAGAGAAATTAGTTCGAGTACATGAGGCCACCCATACCGTTTTCAACACGGAGGATGTTGTAGTTCACAGCGTAAATGTTATCCTTGAAGTCGTTCGTTTCGCTCACGAGACGAGCGGAATCGAGACGAGAGAAATTGAGGGTACCGGTCGGTTGCAACTTGGACGTGTCGAGGCAGAACGGGAAAGCGTAGAGGCTGTCCTTGTTGGTACCATCGGAGTGCGGCATGTGGTAGTAGGACGAAACCATGCTGTAGTGCGGATCGGCGAACTTGAAGTCCGTGACATCCGTACCGTTGATTTGGAGCTTGATGCGGTTACCAATCGTGTGAACACTGTCGGCCTCAACGTTGGACGCCGCCAAATACTTGACCGGGTGGTTGAAGTTGAGTTCTTGCACCTTGGACAAAGAGGCCGTGGCCTTTTGAACTTGTGTGATCAAGATTTGTTGCGGTTCGCGGGCCAACATTTCACGTTCAGCCGTGTCGAGGTACACGTAGTTCGCGTAGCACTCGATGCGACGAGCAGAGCTATCAACATTGGCGTTCGACGCCCAGCGAATGCGAAGTTCTACATCGTGGTACTGAAGGGCAACCAACGGGAGAGCCGACTGCCAGTTTTCACAGAAGCTGAATCTGAGCGGGTAGAACTTGGAAGAACCACCATTGTAAAGAGAACCCGCCGCAGACTTAGCGAGACCAGTCGCCAAGAGGTCTGGAGCGATGTTGTCCGTGAAGAAGACATCTTGTTCATCGATGACTTGGCCACCGACCAAGAGTTCAACCTTATCGATCACGGTGGACCAATCAAGGTTTTCCGTCGCGTTGGATGCGATGGAGGTCAAGTACACGTAACCCAAGAGATCACCCTTGCGTTCGAAACGAACCGAGGACATACCACCTTGGGAAAGGTTGCCCTGGATGACTTGACGTTCGACAGTTTGGGAAAAATTCGTGTGACGCTTGTAGGTAGAGCGGAAGAAACTGACTTCCGGATCGCCGACGAGGTGTGCATCCTGAGCACCGACGGCCACGAGCTGAGCGATACCACCAGACATTTTATAGTATAGTGAGAGTTTATTTTTTTAAGTCGTGAAATTTGATGTGGTGCTCATCGACACGCTGTTGATCGTGAGCGTGTTCGTCGTGAGACCCCCTATGAGGGTCAAGTCATTGTTTATGATGATGTCCGCGACGTTCGC